GTGGTAATCCTTGCATAAGTTTTGCCATTTCAGATTCAGCAAATGTAGTTAGCCAATCTTGTGATTTTTTCCCAGAAGGATTATATCCATCTGCCCAATCTACCCATTTAGGAAACGCTTTATCTGGGTTTTGTTTTTTCCATTCTTCTTTAAATCCAGTCATTATAAAAGCTAAAGGAGATGTTCCTACTGCTCCAATAGTTTCAACAACTCCATAAGCATTTTCCCCTATTGTTTTTTGTAATGGAGTTTTGCTTTCTTCGTAGGCTTGTTCTTTTTGTAGATTATTTTCAGTTACTCTATCAATTTGAATTTGAGCTAATTCTTGAACTTCACTTTTAGATGCGTTTCTTGGAGCTCTAACAGATATAATTCTATCTGGACTGCCATCTTTCTTTTGTTTGTAAGGAACATCCCAAGTTACTATGTCATTATCTTTTGCCATTATTGTTCCCTTATTGTTGGTTCACCGAGCTTTTCACCTCTTGCTATAAGTCCCATTTCTACTCGTTCTTGAGCAACACCTTCCCAATACTTTGCAACCATTTCATAAGCTCCATCATCCATTGCTCCTCGTTTTTTAGGTCTGCCATAAGCATCAACAGTTCCTGCCTTATATTCACGCATCATTTTAGATAGTTTTATTTGCCTGTTAGCCGAGTCCCTAGCAAATTCTATCATTAATTTATTTGCTCCTGCTGTATTTTGAATACCAGGAACAGACTCTAAAAATACTTTAAAATCTTTATCTGTCATAACACCAGAACTTTTTGGTCTTAAAGCAATAGCTAACTTATTAGACAAAGCTCTAGCAGCTTGTTCAGAGTCTAATTCTGTTTCATCTACCTCAAACCCAAATCTTTTTCCTAATGCTTTAGCATCTGTAAAATTTCCTTGTTGAAGACCTTGATTAGCATTAGCTAATAAATTTTCCATTCGTGCAAGGTTGGTTAAGTTTCCAGCAGCAGAAACACCAACATTCATGGTATCTACAAACAATGTTCCTAAATCTTTATTAATAACATCTTGACCAGGCATATTTATTGTTGTGTTATTTTTATTTGCTTCTGCAATTATTTTATATGCTTTGTTTTTTATTGTTTGCAAATCTGCATCTGGCTCTTGTTGTTGTAAATAAGATACTGTGTCATTAAATTGTTGCATATTAAAAGCTAAAGGTTTTTTTGGAGTCATTTTTATTTTAGCAGATTCAGCTATAATTTTATCTTGTGTAGCATCATCTAAATTTCTAATGTGTTCCATATTTGGATTATTTAAAATAAACTGGTCAATACCTAAAGCTCTTTTACCTCTTTGCTCTAAAACTCTTTTTTGTTCAGCAATTTGTGTGTCCATTGCATATTTATCTCCTATCCTTTGAAATGGAGCTTGTGCAGCTTTATTAGCTGCTAAATAAGATTGTGCAATATAAGGTATACCACTTCCAAATCCTTGATTTTTTGGCATAGCAAGGTAATTAGCTAATCCAGTTACAATACCTGTGCCTATAGACCTTCTGTTAGCTGCTTCTACAGTTTCTGGTGTTATAAATTCTGAATCTAATAGGCTCTTAGTTCTTGCATCTGGACCTGCTCCAAAGGCGTTCATACCTTCAAAGATATTAAATAAATTATTTATTTCTGGTTTATTTGCCATAGTTTTCCCTTATGATCCTGCTCTTGATATGTATGGACCACCAATACCTTGATAGCCACCCTGACCTAACAAGCTACCAGTTTGTCCTCTTGATACCATTGCTTGTTGGTGTCGTATTCTTTCTTCTTGTTCTGGAGTAAGTGCATTAACTCCCATATTTAATGCTAACCCACCTAAATCTTTTTTAGTTGGGACAAAATCACCTAGATAATTTAATAGTCCATTGTCAAACATTCCTGATTGTTCATATCCACCTGTTCCTTGTTCTGCACCTGTTATTGGAGTAAAGTCTGGTTGATAATTTAATTGTTCAGCACCTAATGTTGAATCATAACCACCACCAGTTACAGGTAAAGGATTTGTTGAATTTAATCCAATAGGAGTATCAATACCTATTGAGTTCATGCCACTCATATCTAGTCCTAATTTTTGATTTTCCATCATGCTTAAATCGCCAGTATAAACATCTGAAGGTGCTATTTGTGCATTGTATGCAGAATCCATTAATAGGTTTGATGTGTTTTCTGGAGTTACTACATTTCCAATTTGTCCAACTCCTAGTCCTGCATTTACAGCAGAGTTCATGCCTAATGCGTTCATACCTTGAAATGTATTCATGCCACCACTACCAAGTGCTGTTCCTGCGTCTAATGAGTTAGCTGCTGTGTTTCCAACCATACCTTTTCCACCTGCTGCTGCTTCAGCTCCACCACCAAATCCAAAACCAGCCACAGCTCCTTTTAATCCCTTACCACCCATCATTTTATCAGCCAAAAATCCTATTGCCATTGGAGCTATTACTGAAGAAAAAATTGCCATTATTTACCACCCCCACTTGAGGTAGTAGTTTGATTAACTGGTGCTGGTGCTCCATAAGCTGCTGATAAATAACTTTGTAGTTTGTTGTAAGGAGCATTTTGACCAAATTCAAATCTACCAATATCTGCATTAAGAGCAGATGTATCATAACCTTCTTGCATTTTACCTACATTCATTAGTTGCTGAATGTCAGAATAATCTTGTCCTGCTATTGCTCCAGCATTTCCTATTGCTTGATCTTGTCTACCTCTTTCGGTAGCGTAATTTTGATAAGCTAATTCTGAACCTCTTTGTGATAAAGCATTTGCTAAATTTTCTGATGCTTGTGATTCCATTTCACCCATAGCTCCAGAACCATATCTTCCTGATGCTGCTGTTCGTGAACCTATATCTCTAATAGCTGTATTAAATTCATTAACTACTGGTCTAGCTGCATTAGCCATCATAGATGCAAAGTAAGGATTTCCTGCTGATAACCTATCACCTTGTATTGTGCTTAATGCTTGAGTTTGAGCTGCTGGTATTAATGGACTACCTGCTGTTGCTCTAGCTTCTGCTAATCCCATTGCTGATGTTGTTTGTGCAGATGGGTCTACATAAGTTTGACCTGGATAATAATTTGGACCATCACTTTTATAGAGGTCTTGGGCTTCTTCTAATCCATAGGTTATATAGGGAAGAATAGCAGGGTCAATATTTTGTGTAGTTTGTTGGCTCTGACCACCACCTCCACCCTTGTGGAATTGTCTACCCAACTTACCATTGTCAATAGATTGGTTTCCATCTAGTTCTGGAAAATAATCGTGCATCATAATTTTAGCTCCATTAATGTATACTTCTTTTTATAGTTGTATAGTCTTGACCAAAGTCTTTCTATACTTTCAAATTTAGTAGAACCTTGTATAGCAGTTCCACCATTACTTTTTGCCCAATTTTTAAATTGTTCAAATCCTGCTTTAGTATTTTTACCACCTATATAAGTGATATAACAAACTCTGTCGTTAGGGTACATAATCCATTGCACAGTCAAAGCACAGTAACATTTATCATCTTTCATTAAGAGTAATAATTGTTGTTGCCCTTGTGATACCATTAACTTTAATTGACTTGCTGTAAACTCGTCATTACCTTTATCTAAAGCTAGTTGTAATAATGGTTCAGCTAGATGCCAATACTGTTGCACATGAGTTGTGGGTACAATATATAATTTCATAAAACAATAATAACACTTAACCTACTATAATATAATCAAAGTTTAAATCAGCACTTGCTACACTTGTGTGTGTTATTACTACATTTCCTTTAGCTTTAGTAGAAATATAAGGATTCTGTGCTGCTGCATTTGCAGTTAAAGGCGATAATAAAACAACACTATCAAATCCTAATCTTTCATCATTTAATGTTGTTGTTGTATTAGAAGCTCTTAAAGTAACAGAACCAGTATTATTGGTTTTGCCATTCATTGCGTTGTTAGTTACTTCTGCAACAGCTCTAGGCTCTCCACCTTGATATGGCAAAGTTCTATACATTCTTGCCATTATCTATTGCCTTGTGTTTTAAAGTCTACATCTATAGCCATAGCATTTGTCCATGAGCCAGTAGGTTTAACAGATACTCTATGATACCTACCACCAGTTCTTATATTAACTCTACCTTCTGATGTGGTAGATACCTCTGCACCAAATATAACAGAATCATCTAATTCTCTGCGACTAGCTACAGAAACATCTGCACTACCATTATCTATTTGTGGTCTTAATAAATTAATCACAGAATTGTAGCCAACTTCAAGATCGGTTGTTACTAATTCACTATTATATGTTGAGCCTGTAAATGTAGATATTTTTGTGCCTGTAGCACCAGCAAATAAGAATTTACCACCTACCCAAAGTCTTGCATCTAGTGATGCAGGTAATACATCTATGTCGGTGTACCCTAGAGTACCTAAACCTTCTAAAGTTGTTCCGACAGTCGCTATATTGCCTAGAACAGTAGCTGTGGTTTCTACCCTAGACCACTTACCTAATGTCCAATTATAAACTAACATACTTCTACCGCCACCTACATTAGCATAATTCCAAATAGCAATATTTAATGCTGGGTTTATAGAAGCAGTCATGTTACTTAATAGACTTAAATCTACATCCTCAAAAAACCAACGATCAATTTTTTCATTTCCAATTGGTGTTACTTGACTACCATCGCAAGAATAAAATCCATCATCACTTAAAAAGAATGAAACTTGATTGTATTGACAAATAGAATTTCCATTTAAACAACCTAATCCTCTTGATATGTTGTCAAACTGAAAGAATAAAGGACTTCCAACATAAGACATTCTTACTATTGATTTCTCTAAAAAGACTAAACCAAATTCACCACCTGTAAGTCCAACAACATTACCACCATCTGCAATTACTTGTAAATCTGATTGTGATGTAGCACCTGCTGTCCAGTCAGTCTCATCATTAATGTCACTCCACCTTACTGTAGAACGACCTAAAGTTCCTGCTGCTACACTTCCTGTAACTACAAAATCTCTAACAACTGTTATATGTTTTGCTGTTGGTGAGGTTGCTACATCTGCAAAAGCTGTTGAAGTTCCTATTGTCCAATATTGAATAGGTGCTGTACCATTAACAGCTAAAACTGTTTTTCCAAACTGAACAAACTTCCAAGCAAATGTGCTTGTATAACCACCTGATTTAGATTTATCTTCTAACGCTTCTGTAGATGAATTAAACTTAAATATTTTAGTAGCACCACCTGCAAACAACACTACTTCTGTATCAAATTTTGCTACAAAAACAGAGTTAATATTTTCTGCTGCTGCTCCACTAAAATCTTCAGCATTAGGAAAAGGTTGATAACCAACAGATACTGGTGTTACATTTTTAGCTTCATTTAAAGCACCTGAATTATCTGGCTGATCTGGTAGCCAATCTGTGAACTGAACTCGTTTAGTAGGCATTAGTTTACTTGCCCTCCTGATATTGTTCCTGATGTAACATAAGTTATATAGGAATGTCCATCTATAGCATTACCTGCTGCTCCACCTGCATTATTACTGCTAGTACCAACATTGCCTAAATTTCCACCAGCTCCACCACATCTTCCACCAAAGACATCACAGCTACCTGCTCCACCTGTTGTTTTAGTTCCATCTGCTGCTGCTGGAGAAGTGCTACCATCTGTTCTTGGACCAGCTCCTATTCCACCAAAACCTGCTGGTACTAATCTGTTATTACCTGGTGATAAACCTGTATTTGTTCCACCTGGAGGTCTAGTAGTATCTATTGTGTCTGAATTTTGTTCTTCGTGATAACCACCTGCACCACCACCACCATTTCCAGCAGGGTTATAAACTCTACGACCACCACCACCCCCACCTCCTCCACCACCACCACCAATTATTCCATTATTGGTTAATGATATTGGGAATCTTGTGTATAATCCTGTGCCACCAAAATCTCCAGATAATCCTGTTCCACCTTCACTATCAGAACCATATCCACCATTACCACCCCTACCAGTAATACTAGAATCACTTGGAATTGAAAGTAATACTGAACTTCCAACAGGTAATGAACCAACATCAAATGCTGGTACTATGTTGCTAGTTGAAACAAAGTTTGTAGCTGCTGCTACTGTGATAGAAAAAATTGCTGGTGAAGTAACTCCTAAATGAGTAGCTAAATTAAAGTTTTTTATTAAACCATCAGAATCACCTGTTAATGTAACATAAGTAACACCATGCACTAATTCCCAAGAACCAGAATGTTTTACATATACTTCATTAGCTGATTTCCATACACCACCAGTTTTAACAAACACTTGTCTAACTTCTTTGTTTGCACCATCATTAACATAGATAGTCATTTAGTCTACCTTATACCAAATATCACCATCAGAACCACCAGTAGGATTAGATGCAGAAACAGTTTTTGTTCCACTACCATTACTTCCTACAGTAATTGAATTTATAGTTGTACCAGCAATAGTGCCACCAGTAATATTAACTGCACCAGAACTTTGAGCTGCCATTGTGCCTACAGTACCTACTTTTGTTTGAACAAAAGCTGTAGTAGCTAATTGAGTTGTGTTTGTTCCAGCAACTGCTGTTGGTCCAGTAGGAACTCCTGTTAAAGTTGTTGTACCATCTACTGTTAAATTTCCACCGACTACAAAATTATCATTATCATAACCTGTAGAAAAATCTTTAACTTGAGCCATTATTTCTCTAATAGCATTATTGATCGTAGCTGGAGGGCAACCCTCATTAATATTAATTCCACCTACATCAGTATTAGAACCTGCTGTTGCTGACCATTCTGATATTTTATCTCTGCTCATAATTTACGCTATCCTATTCCATGTGTTTGAAGTTACAGGTACTACTGTCCAATTATTACCTTGAATATGTCCATCTACGACTACTGTTCCTGTTGCTGATATTGCTGCATTACCTGACCAAGTAACTGTGCTACTTGCAGTTACAGTTGCAGAACCAATAATACTTCCCTGTGCTGATACTGTAAAACCACCTATTCCTTGTAATGTACCAGTTCCAGATATAGAGCCTGTTCCATAAACAAACTGTCCAGCAGATAAAGCAACTACTGTGCCTGTTCCTACTATTGCTCCAGTACCTAATACTATTTGACCTGATGTTATTACAGCTAAAGTAGCTGTTCCATTTATTCCAGCATTTCCCTCTACAATCTGACCAGTAGTTATAACTGATAAAGTAGCTGTACCATTTACACTTCCAGTTCCATAAACAAATTGTCCTGCTGTCAGTACAGTTACAGTTGCAGTTCCATTAATTGCTGCAATTCCACTAAATGTAGAACTTGCTAACGAGCTGAATGGTACTTCTGAATATGTACTTATACCAAACATTGTTTATCCTTTTGGATTATCTGTTTTTACTTGTGCTATTGCATCTGCCCATGTTGTTGTGTTATTTACACTGTCCCAATACTGCATATCTAGTTGGTCACCTATAGATGGATAAGCTGATTGTCTATTACCTTTCCAAGCATTAGCTTCTGCTTCTGCATGAGCTGCTAATTCTTCTGGTGTCCAATCTACAACTTCTGTAGTTTGAGTTCCATCAGGATGGTTAGTTACTATTGTGTTTTTTTCTGCTGCCATTTTATTGCTCCTAGTTAATTAATTATTTACATCCATAAACTTCTA